TGAACGAAGACAATACCATCATCAAGCCAGAGGAATTATTTCACCAACCTAAGAATTCCAAGTATCGTGTCGGTGATAAGGTCTCCTATACGATGGCATCAGGCAATCAGCATAAGCGCGGGAAGATCGTTCAAGTCGGTGTCAATCATGTGGTCGTGCATCGCAAGGAACCGGGTGGTGGCAAGTATGGCTATCATTACAGGGTACCCCATGATGCGATTGTCCATCATGAACGCATGGGCGAGTCAGTAGAGTTGAATGAAATCTCCCTCCAGACTGCTGGTGCAGCCTATGAGAAGAGAATGGCTGATGCTCATTATAATAATGCAAGATCGACGGGGTCCAAGGATCACTTTTGGCGCACAGCATTTGCCAAGCGAGGCTCCAAGTCTGCCGGCAAAGGACAACACATTCTACGCATGATGGGCAAGAAGATCGAGCGCAATGATGCCAAGAGCCGAGCCTCGGTGAAAGAATCTGTTGAATTGAACGAAATCTCAATCCCTGTGGCCAAGAAGGCCTATCATACCAGACAGAACCGCGGCGTTGATGCCATGAACAAGGGTGACTATAAGACTGCCCTACCACAGTTCCATAAGGCCCTGAAGACTCAGCGGCTGCTCTCAAAGAAGTATGAACGAGAAGATAAGGGAGAGACGGTCAAGGAAGAAGTCATCCAGGAAGATGCCATCAGTCATCTCAAGAAAGTCGTGGCCTTCAAGACCTCAACACCGTTATACCACAAAGATGGTACCCAGACGAAAATTGATCCACAGACGGCCAATGCCCTCTTGACGGTCCATGCGGCCTTGCACCCTGATAATAAGCAGAAGTTTGCTGATTCATTGGAGCATTCCAAGCCTCAGTTCGCCAAGATGTTGGATTTCGCCTGGAAACAGGTTAAATAATGAACGCCGTGGCGCTGATCGCTGAAGGACGATTCGTAGACGCCGGCACCATTATTCGGGACGCCTTGAACAAGATTGTTGAGAAAAAGTTATCGGTGCTACGCAAGGTCATCGGGGAAGTGGTGATCGCCGAAGGTAATCGTATGAAGCAGGGTCGCACGGTCCTGATTCGTCGAAGAATCCGTAGGGGAAAAGTTCAGAGGAATATCAGGAAGTCGGCCGTCAAGGGATTTACTCTGCGCCGTGGGAAGATTACCAGAATACCAGTTGCCAAGCGCATTCATATGCGAATTGTGCAGAGGCGTGCCAGTCGAAAGCGCAAGGCCCACATGGCCCAGACACTCAGGAAGCGAAAATTGTCCATGCGGAAGCGCAAGGCATTAGGAATTAAATAAGGAGTTATCATGCCAGATATTACCAACAGACTCAAAGGCACCTCAGTCATTCGTTTGTTTGAAACAGGTGCCGTCACGATCAACTTGTCACAACTGGCCGTCTCTGTTGGTGGAAATGCCAACACCGAGAACGTCTATGCGGCCACAATTTCCTCACTCCGCTGGTCCCTGCATCCTTCAACAGGTGTATTAGTGGTCTCGCGTCAGAACGTCGGTGGAGCCGTCAACACCCTAGGTACCTTCTACGGTACCGGGCACTGGCCTAATGACGATCACAACTTTGCCGGGCAGAATACTGCTACAGGTAACATCATCTTGAATATGACGACCGCAGGAGTCGCCGAGTTGGTTATCAAGAAGATCGCCGATTATAACGTCCAGACGCAAAGCATATAAGGAACGAATCATGAAACTGATAAGAGAGTCCGTCGAGGATGTCAAAATCCTCACAGAAGCCGACGAAAAGACAGGCAAGAAGTCCTTCTATATTGAAGGGATCTTCATCCAGACGGAAATGCCGAACAAGAACCGCCGTCAGTATTGCTTTGAGTCAATGAACAAAGAGACTCAACGATACCACAATGTCTATATCAAGGAAAATCGTGCCTTTGGTGAATTGGGGCACCCTGATACACCCACGATCAACCTTGAGCGTGTCAGTCACATGATTAAGGAACTCAAGGCCGAAGGCAAGAATTTCTATGGCAAAGCCAAGATCCTTGAGACCCCTTATGGTAAGATCGTGCAATCCCTGCTTGAAGAGGGCGCTAAGATTGCCGTCTCAACCCGTGGCCTCGGAACCCTGGTCCGTGGGTCCAATGGGATTGATCTAGTCCAGGACGATTATCAATTGGCCACAGCGGCCGATATTGTCGCCGACCCCTCGGCTCCTGATGCCTTTGTGCAGGGTATCATGGAAGGCCGCGAGTGGGTGATTGTCGATGGACGTTACACCGAGCAAGATGTAGCGATGGCCAAGCAGGTCATCTCGAAAACATCAAGCCGACAACTCCATGAGGCCGCCGTGCGCTTGTTCTCAGGTTTTATGCGTAAATTGTAATGGGCAAATATCAACTTTTATAAATATCACAACAAGGAGACTAACTCATGTCTAAGACATTATTGGAAGCCGCAGCAGAGATTTTGAAGGGTAGTGCATCGGGGGCCCCTAAGATGGGTCCTGAAAAACTTGCAGGTTCTGAGATCCAGGAACTTGGTGGGGATGTCCCAACCAAGCATTCCACTTCCAAGTTGGAAGTCGGTGGATCACAGGCCACAGCACCAGGGAAAGCCCCATCGTCAGACACCAAAGCCCCTGCACAGAAGTTGGCCGGGTCTGAGGCTGAGACCATCGATCCTTCCGAAGAAGGCGAAGGTGACGAGGAGCAAGAAGAAAAAGAAGATCAGATCGAAAAGGGTCTCAGGACCGCTGGTTTGACCGAAGAAGCAGAAGAAGCCGCATGGAAGCAAGAACTCTCTGAGGATGTGGAAGCCATTCTGTCCTCTGAGACTGACCTCCCTGCCGAATTCGCCGCAAAGATCGGGACCATCTACGAAGCCCGTGTGACTGACAAGATCCTGAGCATCACCGAATCCATCGAAGCTGAGTACGCTGAGAGGTTTGAAGAGGCCGTCCTCGAAGTTCGTGAAGCCTTGACTGAACAAGTCAATGACTATCTGGACTATGTGGTCGAAGAGTGGATGACACAGAATGAATTGGCCATCGAAAAGGGCCTTCGTTCCGAACTGACCGAAGAATTCATTGGTGGTCTCCGTGACTTGTTCATGGAACACTATATCGATGTGCCTTCCGAGAAGGTCGACCTCGTTGACGAATTGGCCACCAAGGTCGAAGAGTTGACTGGCGAATTGAATGAAGAAGTGGCTAAGTCTGTTGAACTCAAGAAGCAGCTTGGTGAATCCAAGAAGTCAGAAATTCTCAACGGTATCTGTGAAGGATTGACACAGACACAAGTTGAAAAAGTTCGTACCCTCGCAGAGAGTGTCGAATTCACCGCAGAAGGTGACTATACCAGCAAGGTTTCCACAATCCGAGAGAACTATTTCCCAATCACCACCGGAAAGCCAAGCAATGCCAACGCCAAGATGTTGACAGAGGCTTCTGAAGTGGCGGAAGAGAAAGCCCCAGTCATTGACGCGGGTGTGGCCTCAGTCGTGGCCGCATTGACCCGTACCCAGCACTAATCGTTTTCATTAAGAAGGAGTATCACACATGTTTTTATCAGAGCAACTCGAAAAGAAGTGGGCCCCAGTGTTGGACCTCGAAGGCATTCCTAAGATCAACGACAAGTACCGTCGTGCGGTCACAGCGATTGTCCTTGAGAACCAAGCCATCGCCTTACAGGGCGAACACAAGATGTTGACAGAAACCGCGTTGAACGCAACCGGTGGTGGTCTGACAGGCGCCGCGACCGCAACAGGTCCTATGGCCGGTTATGATCCAATCCTCATCTCCTTGGTTCGTCGTTCCTTGCCTAACCTGATCGCCTATGACATCTGCGGCGTGCAGCCAATGACCGGTCCAACTGGATTGATCTTTGCGATGCGCTCCAACTATGCCAATGCGACAGCCCGTTTGGATGAAGCCTTCTATCAAGAAGCGAACTCTAGCTTCTCCGGCACCGGAGTGGCACAGACCGCGTTGACATTGACAGCTTCCGGTAACACCGCAGCCGTGTTCGCAACACCTGTTGCACCTGGCATCGGTTTCTCCACCTCAGTGGCAGAAGGTTTGGGCGACGGCACCAACCCAGCATTCAGCGAAATGGGTTTCTCAATCGAAAAGGTCACTGTAACTGCTAAGACCCGTGCGTTGAAGGCAGAATACACCCTTGAATTGGCCCAGGACTTGAAGGCTGTTCACGGTCTAGATGCTGAGACAGAATTGTCCAACATCCTTTCCGCAGAAGTGCTTTCCGAAATCAACCGTGAAGTGATCCGCACAGTCTACGCGGTTGCCAAGTTGGGTTGCGCCGTCGGCACCACAACCGCCGCAGCATTCGACCTCGACACCGATTCAAACGGTCGTTGGATGGTTGAAAAGATCAAGGGACTTGCATTCCAGATCGAGCGCGAAGCGAACACAATCGCCAAGCAGACTCGTCGTGGCAAGGGTAATGTCATCATCTGCTCGTCAGATGTGGCCTCTGCTTTTGCGCTTGCAGGTATCTTGGATTACGCTGGTGCCTTGAAGGACAACGTGAACCTGAATGTTGACGATACCGCAAATACCTACGCAGGTACCTTGCTCGGTCGTTACAAGGTCTATATTGATCCTTACTTCCCAGCCGCACAGACCCAGGAGTTTGTTGTGGTCGGGTACAAGGGTACCAATGCGTTTGACGCAGGTATCTTCTATTGCCCATACGTCCCTCTCCAGATGGTCCGTGCGGTTGACACCGCGACCTTCCAGCCAAAGATCGGGTTCAAGACCCGTTATGGCATCGTCGCCAACCCATTCGCCGAAGGTACCGTCCAGGGTTCAGGCGCCTTGACCGTCCGTGCCAACATGTACTACAGAGCCTTCAAAGTTCTCAATATCGCATAAGCGAGTTGTCATAGTACAAGAAATTGGGGAGCCTCACAAGGGCTCCCCTTTTTTTGTCCCGATACAACAGCATAAATAGTGTCTAGAAGGAGATTCTATGTCGATTTGGCTACTTCTCTTGATCCTGGCTTCTCCTCTTACAGGCCTGAATACCTCCTACCTACTGGAAAAATATGTTTCAGCGGAAGAGTGTTACTCAGAAGCCACACGTATTGAGGCCGAGATGCGTACCGCCTATCCTGATGATCCAAGTATCAAGGTCGTGTGCCGTGAACGGATCGATCTTCCCATCGATGATCCCGAAAATGATCCTTCCAATCCCAAAAAGGAGATGTAATGGCGATCCCTACAGTGACCAATACCCCCACTAATCCGAATGTCTTGCATCCTAATAAATTCATGGTCTCATTTGTCGCATTACCCACGGTGACCTATTGGGCACAGTCGGTGAATATCCCTGGCATCAACATCGGTGAAGTGCCTCGTTCGACCCCATTCATTGACCTGTGGTCCCCAGGTGAAAAACTCAGCATCAATCCTTTTTCCATGACCTTCACGGTCGATGAGGACCTCACAGGATGGCAGGAAATTTTCAATTGGATGGTTGGTATGACCTTTCCAGAGAAGTTCGACCAGTACAAGAATTTGGATCGGCGTATCGGTGCAGGTGTCACCACGATGCCCCAATTTTCCGATGCAGCCTTGATTGTCCATGATTCCAAACAGAACCCCAAGATTCGCGTATCATTTCATAATTGCTTTCCTACCAGCTTGTCTGATATTCTGTTGTCCAGTACCAGTGATCCAGAAAGTCTTATCACCGCCGATGTGACATTCAGATTTGAATTTTACACATTTACAAAAATATAACTTGACAGTCACCCATGAACCTGCTATACTATGAGGCACTATGATACTTGACACGAAAGCCCCATCAACCGCCCAAGTCGATGCCCTCTTAGACGAGTGGAAGAAGGATGCCGCAATGGATCGGCTGGAGCCTTCTGAGGAACTCCGTAAGATAGGCAGTCTGCATTCCAAGTACCTGACGATTCTTTCCGCACACCGTCGGGCCTTTCAGGACGGCGAACGCAAGTATGCCAAGTTACGGCGGATCAAGTATGAGTATTATTCGGGTAGATTGGACAATGACACCTTGAAGAAGTACGGCTGGTCCCCGTTTCCCTTCACCCTCAAGGCTGATATGGTGACCTACTTGGATGCCGATAGTGATATCCTGAATGCCAAACAGGTCCTGGGGGTTCATGCTGAAATCGTAGAACTCTCACAGTCGATCATCAAGGAACTGAATAATAGGACGTGGCAATTAAAGGAAGTTTGTGGGTGGGAAAAGTTCATAGGTGGTGCCCATTGACCGTGTATTGGATACATTATAAAGAACATAAAGACCCAGGAAACAAAAGAGAGAATGAAACTTTCACAAATGAAACGTAGACAAAAGGAAAAGGAGACACCATGTATACCTATAATGCAAAATTGATTCGCATACTCGATGGCGATACCGTGGAAGCCGACATCGACCTGGGCTTTGACATTCATTATGTGGCCAAGATTCGCCTGGCCGGTATCAATGCCCCTGAGATGAAGACCCCACAAGGTCTACCCGCCAA